GACTTGCATACTGACTCAACCCAGTTCATGTCACGGCCCGTTGCGTCCTTGAACATAACCTTGTCACGTATCTTATTGAAGATAGACATAGCCTGTGTCTTGCTCTTAACGATCTCATGTTTGTCCATACCAGTTGCGGCAGTAATGTATCTGTGGGCAACACGGTGGTAGCCTTCCTCATTACATAGGACAATTACCTTAGCGCCCTGCCATGCAAAGCCATTAGGCCCAGCTACAAGTGAGGCATGTAGTGATGTCTTACCAGTGTTAGGACGTGCGCCTACCTCAATCAAGTGACCAGCGTTGATTCCCTCAACCTTACGTGTCAACGTAGGTATATTGAATGTCCACTGTGACTCAAGGTCAGTCATAGCTATGATAGTATCAAGGTCAATGTCTTCCCACTCAACCTTGAGGTTAGGCGTGAAGTCATCAGCATACTGCTCAAGCATCTGACGTAGTGGATCAAGGCTAGTCTTACTACCGTTGACGTAATCAAATCCAAGGTTAGCAATGTCCTCACCTATTACCTGTTGGAATAGCTTAGACAGTACGTCCTGTGCTATGTCACTACCCATGACTGCCTGCTTGTTAACTTGTACAAACAATAGGCTGAACGCCTGCTTCTGTGCTGTAGTAAGGGTAGGGTTCTCAGACATAAACAATGCCTCAATCTCTGCTGGTGTTACGGTACGTTCGTAACGATCCATAGCGGCATCAATAGCCTGCTTGATCTTACGTACATCCTTACTGAACAAACGATCAGGACAACGTGCGCCCTTGTGATCATCATAGAATGGTTTGTCCATAAGGCTACGGATAAGGGATAGTTCCATGTGTTATTCTCCTAGTGTTGAAAGGTTAGCCATGTCGGTTGGCTCTCTGTATTTTAGATCGTCTGTTAGTCGTAGCACCTTAACGGTATCTACATAGCCACGTAATTCTTTAGCAAATTGCAGTGTCTTAGGTAATGCATCGGGGTCTAATGCAATTATTGCTGTTGAGAACTGCGATAAGTATTCCTTGTGTCCAATGGATAGTGATGTACCCAACACTGCTACCCCAACACATACATCACTATCGCCCACAACTGCGGCACTTATGCAGTCCTCAACAACTACAGCAGTTTTACCACGACCAGACACGTATGGCAAGTGACTTTTTCCATACCGTTTCCACTTGGGTAGACGTTTACCTAGTGATCTGCCTGTGGCATCTACCATAACTCCACCATGCATAACAGGGAACACCACACGATGTTCTCTAACGTCATACAATAGCCCTAAATCTTGTGGGTTCAATGCCCACTCAGTACAGAAGTCTTGTACTGTACGGTAGTCTCGCACTAACCACTCAGGCTTAATGAATGTTGCAACGTGTGTCTCTTCTGCAACAAAGCCAAGAGACTTACGTATGTCATCCGCTGTCAGTGATACGTTAGTACCACCCGACAGTGAACAACTAGCCTTGTAACAATTCCATACAACAGAACCCATGTTATTGGTCACAGTAAAAGTGTTCTTAGTATTACATGATGGACAAGTCATACGTCTTGTCTCACCACTTACTAGTGATAGATCATTTATAATATTATTTATATTCATATGTTATATCACTTTCTTTGTTACTCGTTAAGTACTCGATTGTACAGTAACGTTTCTCTGTGTCAAGGCATTATTTGCAGCATCGTATGTATGCTTCATGTATGGTTTCACAGAAGACACATTATTGTGGCCTGTCACTGACATTAGTTGCCCAATTGGCACACCTTTGTCAATCATCTGTGTCACCCCTGTCCTACGTAAGTCCATCAGTCGTAGTTCTTCTGGCAACTTAGCCAGCCTCATTACCCTACGCCCTACCTTCGACAGTCGTTCCATTGCATACGGTTGGTACTCACCCATCACTGGCCTTGGATGTGGTGCTACGTAAGACTGAAAGCCAAACTGTTCCGCTTGGTCAGACAACATAGACGTTAGCTCTTCAGATATAGGAAGCTCTATGTTGGCCCTACGTTTGCTTTGTTCCAGCTTGAGTACCCTACCTTGTAGGTCAAGGTTACTCCACTGTAGTGTACGCATATCGCCCAGACGCTGACACCATTCGTATGCCATCTGTACTATCAAGCCGATACTTCTGTACTCATAGTCACTGTATGCTGTATCAAGAAACTTGATTACATCTTCGTGTCTCCAAACTACCTTACGTTGCGGTGTGCTGTACCTTTCAATCTTAGACCAAGGGTTCTGATATGTATGCTCCATCTTGATAGCGTAGTTGTATACCCTACTGGCACAGGTAGCGGCGTGATTAGCAAAACTAATGCCACGCTTAACCCATTCCTCATACGTAGCCTTAGCCATCTTCGACGTCACCAACTCATACTTACGTGTACCTAAACTCTGGTGGAGAATTGTAAGGAAGTATCTGTAATCCACTTTAGTATTAGGACGTAGCATATTGAAATCATTAGATTGATAGTACATGTTGATCAAGTCAGTCACCTTACTGCTGGGCTTGATACGTGTGATGCTTGCTTGCGCCTCACGGTATGTGTCAATAGCTGCGTTGTGTACCCTGACAATTTGTCGCACTTGTTTAAGGTCACTGCCATACTCCTCTCGTATAACTACGTCCTCATCTACAAGGACTTGTGGTGGGTTGAAGCGGTAGGAGATGTCACCCGAAGGTGACACCCTTTCTTGTACGTAGCGTGGTAGCTTCGCCATCTATGCAGCTTCCAACAACCGAAAGCGATCATCACTAACCCACTTAGATACCTCTTGCTCACGTGACCACATAGACATAGCCTGTGTGTCGTTGCCTGTCTGCTTGAGGTTGAACCCGTTGCGTTCATCTGCATAGGTAGCGTAGTTAGTCATAGCACTATACAGTGCAAACTTATTGTGACCACGCACACCTGCCTCACTCATGTACAAGCTGTACATACGCTCAGACTTACGCTTAGACCCAAGCATGTCATCAAGCAGTGTGCTTACGTCTACATACTTTAGATCAGTATGCGCCCATACTTGCATCTGTTCTGCGTGTTGATAGAAGTCAGTCCTTGCACGATTTAATTCATAGATGAAACTATTCATCGTGAAGTTAGATGTGTTCTTCTTACGCACCTTGTCGTGATCACCACTGATACAACCATTGGTACAGAAGTAATCAATCGCACCAAAGTATACTTGGTTACTACATGACCCATCAATACCATGCAAGCTGACGATACGATTGCCAATGGAAGTCTCAAACTTATCTGTATGAATGATAGACTTTACGTTAGGTAATGTAATATCAAGCATAGCCCATGCACCATTACGTGCAGTACGGAAGGTGTAGTCAGCATCTTCTAGGTCATTTGCATTTAGTGTCTCCGTTGCAGTGTCAACTACACCACGAAAGAAATCACCATGTGATGCACACTGAAAAGACTTACCAACAATACCAAGGGGTTGGCCCGTGTCTTGGTTGATGACGTACTTCTTGTCAGCCATACGTGTGTCCTCAAATGAAATGTCGAAGTCTAAGTTCTCTGGAATATCAAACGGCATATTGTTCTCCTTGTGTTTATATGTACGGCAACTGTGCCATAGTTGTATTATACTGTCCACCCTATACTAGTAACGGTAAACTATTTATAGAACTTGTGTGACCCATAGGTCACAGTAGTTTTAAGTAATGCAGACCAGTAAGGCTGGACGTAGACTGCATGGTAGTGGGTAGCACCCTTAGTTAGATCAGGTACTTTGCCTCTCATTACGTTGTCAGCTACCACCAATGCCCTAGCCCAAGACACTTCTTCGTGTGCTTTGTCTGACTTACCGTCACAGTACCAGCTAAACTGACACTTGTGCTTACCCTTATGTAATCCCTGATACACTACAGAACATATGTTATTAGGCCACTTAGTAGACTGTACTCTATTCAGTACTACATTTGCCACTGCATACTGCCCTATCATTGGCTCACTCCTAGATTCATGGTAGACATTTAGTGCAAGGCACATCAATCCTGCTGTAATCATTTCTTATCGTCCTTCTTTGGTTTAGGTATTGGAACGCCTGACCAATCGTCACATGGGTCATCGTCCTTACTGTAATACGATTGGTGCTTCGTGTATGTAACCATACTGTGTATACTCCTCATGTACGTACTCAGCACAGTCCATGAACTCAATCTGAGCATCTGGGTGATCATGCTGTGCCATGTGGATGGCAAACTCAGTAGCAGTTTTCCAATCATGTACTGCTGGATAGGTGTCATCTAACGTGATAACTTTCCTGACCCCATCTAATTCTAACATTACTTCGTATGCCATCACACTCATTGTATTAGTCCTCACATGTACAAGTCATATCACTAACTGCTTCTTCAGTTAGCTGTGGAAACTCTGATCGTAGCTGGTACTCAGCTTTGTCAATAGCAATCATGTCAGATACGTCTGCCCTAAACATCTCATGAAAGGAGAAGTCACACCCCCTGATAGCTGTGAAGGCATCCATCAATGCCTTACGTTGGCTGTCTGATAGCTGGTCTGCATTGAAGTTACGCTCTGCATTAGCTGCGTCACGTTTCATCTGCCACTTCTCGTGTGGTGTCATTTCTTTTGCCTCAGTTTGCATAGGTTTAGCCATTTGTTATTACTCCTTTAAGTTGTTTAGCGTATGCAATACATAAGCCTCTGTCTGATGATATGATGACAACCTTACCGTCATCACCATACACTGTGTAAGTACCATTGTTTCTAACCATAATAATTACATACTCTCCTTTTTTGTTACGCATTGGTGTAGTAGAGACACGACCGTCTCTAAGTGCTTTGTATCATCTGACGTTACAGAGTCAACCTCCTCATAGGGATCAAGGTAATCGCTAAATGCTAGGCTAACCTTACATTCATCTATGATGAACTGTAGTTGTTCAACTGTCGCTGTTAGTACAACTATCGGTACTGTTACTGCCATAGTATTCTTTGCCATACCTATGCCTCCAACTTCTTTTGTATTGCTTTAGCTCGTGTCATTAATACTTTGTATTCTTTAACAAGTTTGGTGCGTCCATCACGCTTCCACTTAGACTGTATCAAACCTTTTTCTATTAGCAATTGCTTACGGTACTGCACACGAAAGCCGTACTCATTCATATCACTAGCAATCTGTGCCTGCGTTTTACTGTCCCAGTTCTCGACTATGTAGTCATCCAAAACGGCGTAGTTGTATGTGTACCTAACTGCTTTCTTCATATGGTATGTATGCTTTACATACAACTCAGGGTTAGTTGTCTTAACTACTGGGCGGTTTGTGATTTTAATCTTGATAGTCATAGCATGTTTCTCCTTATGCTGGGGTTATGTTAAGTGAAGTGTCGAATAATTCGTACCATCCCATAGGCATACAGACCTGTACGGAATTGTCAAGTAGGTTAACCACTAGGTCACCAACTGACATGCTGCTGTGCTTACGGATATGTTCTACAGATAGGTCACCATTACCGT